GTCAGTTCGGTGCTCGATTCAAACGAAACGCGGGCGGGAGCCACGGCCTGCCACGCTCCCTCTCCAGGGGGCCGAAACCAGACCGTGCTTAGGCCATCGTCCGAGAATCCGGTGCCGACAATTGAGATCCCGCTCGCGCCGGCCTTGGCGGAGCCGGGCGTAATGCTCGTGATCGCGGCAGCCATGGCGTCTCCTTAACTGCTCGGCCTTCGCAGATGGAAGGCCAGGTTGAATGAGGCGAGGTGCCCCGTGCCCGTGGATGCCGATTCCTCGCCCGTGTACACCGGGCTGTTCATCGCCTCCACGGTGAAGGCGTGCAGCCCCCCCAACGTCAAGCCTCCCTTGCGCGGGAAGCGGCCGTAGATGCTGTAGGCCTTGGCGAGCGCGCCGTTCGGCGTCGCCGCCCTGGCCACGACTTGCACGGTCGGCAACTCCCGGACCCCATACGTGGGTCGGCCAAAGCCCCCGGTCGCGTGCAGACTCACACATGCGAGAGGCGAAGAGGGCCGCGTCAGCTTGAATAGATCGGTTCCGACCGTCCCCTCGCCCTGGGCCGCCAGCCACGTGCCGAGCTCGTCGATCAGCAGGCTCACCGTAGCGCCCCCCCAATCCGGTCCCCGAGGTGCTTCCCGTACCGGTCCGCGTTCTGCGTGAGCGGCTCCTCCAGGTACTTGGCCTTGCCGCCCTTGGGATGCACGAAGTCGAGCCGCTCGTGCTGGGCGACAGCGTAAGGGGTGTTGAAGGTGACGTATCCTTCGATCGACCCGCGAGCAGGAGCCAGTGCCATCACACAACCCCCTGCGACTGCGGCGCCCGGGATCCGGCCACGCGCCTACCGTCAACGTACACGGCCGTCGTCCCGCTTCCCCGCAGCGTGCCCTCGTCCAGCGGCGCCTCTCGCATGGCCCGCCCGAGCAGATCCTCGCAGACCTCGATCATGCCCTGGGTGGCCGCGGCCACGACGCGCTTCTCGACCAGGCCGTTCGGCCCGAGCTTGCCCATGAGCTCCGCCATGCCGCGGAACTCGATGCCGTATTTCCCTCTCGCCTGACCCGCGATTGCCATCAGCTATCAGCCCTTGCGACCCGTCCCGTTGCCTCGGCCGCCGCCCTTGCCGTGGCCAGGCCCGCCGGATTTGCACCCGCCGGTGTTCTTATTGCGGCCTCCGCCACCCGGCCGACCAACGCCCTTTCCGGAACCATCCTTCGCACCATATGCCATCGGTTTTCTCCTTAGCAGAATGCTCTCTTGGTAATGGGATCACCGCCCAAGGCGGGCGCGCTCGACACCGTGATCACCTCAGCGTAGAACTCCCCGTCGATGGAGAGCTGATCGCCTGCCGCCACCGCGCTATCGCCATCCAGCGTCACCGATATCTCGGAAACCACCTCACGTCCCTCTCGGTTGCGTACGATCCGCCGCTTCTCGACCCAGCGGCCCGCTATTTGCACCGCTGCATCGAACGTCGACTGACCGTATCCATCCACGCCGCTACTCGCCTTGTGATGGATGGTCTGGGCGAGGTAGGAGCCGATCATGCGAGCGCGACCTCCTCGGGCTGGATGTGCACTCGCTGCCATCTGTCACGTCCCACGCGTGTCTCGATGATCAGGACCCGGCAGATGACATACCGGACCGCCGCCACAAATGCCCGGCGCGCTATGAGTCGGCGCGCCATCCCGAGGATGCGAAGCAATCGTTGCGCGCGGCGGAACCTGCGAGTCCTGATCTTGATTTTGACCTCAAAGGTAGGGTTCATCACTCGCTCCCCGGCGTGAACTCGCCCGCGGGGTTCTCAGAGGTAGCGATCACCCCGCCCTTCTCGACATAGGGCGCCAGCAATTGCCGCGCCCGCGCGCTCGTCAATGGGCTGCTCGACACGTCGCCATACTGCTCGCTCAGCCCGTCCACGGCGAAGCCTCGCACGCCTCCGGCCTGCAGTGCCGATCGCCGCTCCTGCTCCTGGCCGAATGCCAGCAGCGCCAACGCCTCCTCGCACTGCGCCTGCTTCACCGACTCGGGGACGAAGTAAACACCGGCTCCGGTGACATCGCGGAAGCGCGGGAAGGCCAACGCCTGGTCCTCGATGACCGGCGACAGGATGCTGGGTGAATACACCACCCAGGAGCGCCGATCCACTCGCAGCCGGCACGCCTCGATCTGCCGGCACGCCTGCAGCAGCGCCTTCTCCCGATCGCTGGCATTGGCGGTGTCCCAGGCCGTGCTGTGCAGTCGGGCCGCGAAGTGGGCCTCCGCCTCCGCCATCGTGACGTAGGAGTTGCTGGAGGCCCCGGAGATCGTGGCGACGATGGCCACCCTAGACCTCGCTGACTTCCTCGACCTGCTCGCCCAGATACCACAGCAGGTGGATGGCATGGGCCGCCGAGAAGCCCTTCGGCTCCTTGCTCAGCTCCAGCACGTGCCGGCCATAGGTCTGCTTCAGCTTCTTGCCGGTGAGCGAGCGCAGATAGAACTGCTCGCCCGACTCGACCGCCTTCTCCAGCTCGGCCGTGCGCCGCGGCTCCGGCAGCGCCATTCGCTGCGCCAACGTCATCCCGCCAGGGCTCGCCGTTGCGACCGGCGCGGCCTCTTCTGCCGCTGAGGCCTTCGGCTGGGGATCCTCTTTCGGATCGGCTTTCACTCGCATCGCTCTCTCCTTGAGAATCGGGGCCCGGCCCCTCGCCCGGGCCCCGCGCTTTCCCGTTCAGTTCATTGGCCGGCCAGCGGCTTAGCTGGCGAGCGCGCCGACGACCAGCACCTCGACCGGAATGGCGACGGCTGTCTCGGCGTAGATGTCGAAGCCCGTGGTGGCCTTGTTGTAGACGCTCAGGACATCCACGGACCCAGGGTCGTTCGTCAGTGGGGTCAGCAGGACCGTGTAGGTCGCGTTCGCCATGTCGTGCCCGGCGCCCATGCCGACATTCCCGTAGTCGGCCTGGGTGTTGGTGAAACCGAGCTCCGTGTTCTCCGTGCCGTTGCCGACGACGAGGCTGGACGATCCGCCCGTCCCGGTGGCGTTCAGCCGCACCTTCAGCCCCTCGGCCGCCGTGTTGGCGAGCGTGGCGTCCAGCGCCGCGATCTTCGCCGCACACTCAGCCGCCGTTGCCTCGGAGAGCAGGGCCGCGTCGCCCGTGCCCGCCGCCTCGGACGCCCCGAAGGTGGCGCCGAGCTTCAGCTCCTCGGTGCAGTTCGAGGATGCCGCCTCGGTGATGTTCACGGCCGAAGCCGTGCCGAAGTCGGCCGACGTGACCACGTAGTGATCGGTTGAGTGGACGACCGTGACGAGCGCCTTCTTCCCGCCCAAGGCCCGGATTTTGGTCTGCATCTCCGCGGCGATCTTGGCGCCGCTGTCGCACCCGCCGCCCGCCGACCAATCGAAGGTGACCTCTTCGGCCTCATCCCCATCAACCGAGATGGCGAGCTTGTTGTCCAGGGCTGCGCTCATGTCGATCGAGCAGCCGGTGTCGCCGGTAGAAACGCCCGCGGTGCCGGCCACGGTCCAGGTCTGCTCCCCCTCGCCGTTCGGGTTCACGATGAACGTGTTGCCGACGGTCAGGGCGAAGGAGCCCTCCCCGGTGCCCAGCAGCGTCGCCGCGTCGTCCGCCCCGGCGATCGCCACGCTCGTGGGGTTGGCCCCGGCGAGAGTGACCTGCTTGCGCAGCAACGTCTCGCCCTCTGCCGGACCCGCCAGCGGATTCGTCACCAGCGCGATGCCCGAGTCGAGCTTGGCCGCCGTCACAGCTCCGTCCGCGATCTCCTCAGTATCCACCGCACTGTCCGCGAGGTGCTCGTTGTCGATGCTCCCCGCGGCATAGTGCTCCGAGTCGATGGCGTCGTCGGCGATCTTCGTGCCGTCGACGGCGTCTGCCGCCAACTGCGTGGTGTCCACTCCGCCGTCGTCGATGGACATGACGCCTTCGGTGATGTCCAGGCCGGTCCCGGCGGTCAATCCGCCAGACTCGGCGTCCTGAATGAGCTGGCCCAGGTCCACCTCGCTGGCGGCCGGGCACATCTCCCTGAGTTTCGCCTTGTCAGCGTCGCTGATGGCCATGTCGTTCCTCTCCCCTGGCCTTGCTTACGCCAGGTCCTGGATTGATGCCATCAGGTAGGGGTTGAGGCAGCGGAGCTGGGCGTAGTGGATGACCCAGAACTCCAGCGCGTCCTTGATCGCGCCCATGACGAGGATCCCGAACCCCGGAACACCCGGCACGGCGAGGATCGGCCGCAGCTCCTTCGCCAGCGGAGAGTTGCTGGTTACCGGGAGCATGCTGTAGTCGATCTGGCTCACGTCCACGATGTCCATGCGGCCGGCAACGTAGCCCGGCACCTGGATCACCGGCGTGCCCTCGAAGTCCAGAGCGAGATAGCCGCCCGTCAGGCGGCTCGCGGTCTGCCGACGCTCGGCCTTGTAGAGGGCGCCGAACTTCCGCCACTGCGTGGGTCCCGCCCAGATCTCCAGGGTCCGGCGGTTGGCTCCGCGCTCCACCAGCTCGTCCATCGCGGTCGCGATGAGCGATTCGCTGAGGTTCTGCGGGCTGCCGCCGTTCGCCAGCACGTAGCTCTTCCACCAGGTGTAGGAGCCACGGTCCAGGCCGGCGTAGGTGCCGGCATCGCTGATCGGGGCCTGGATGCCGGTCAGATCCTTGGCCGAGTTGCCGGTGCCATCGGACAGAAGCTGCGTGTCGATGCTTTTCTTCATGTCCCGCATGGCGCCGTTCATCTCGAACAGCAGGTCGTCCACGATCGTGCCGCCACGCTCGCTCACCGCCAGCGCGATCCCCGAGCTTCCGACCTCGGCCCTCACGCTCTTGTAGGCCAGCGTCGCGGTCTTCACCGACTGGTTGCCCGAGCCGGCAGCCGTGTCGCCCTCGCCGTACGAGCCGACAGCGCTGTTCCCGGCATAGTTCACGCGCCAGCTCAGATCGGGGCGACCCTCGTGGATCATCCCATGCTCTTCGAGCCGGGACAGCAGGAACGTCTCCGTCTTCAACGTCTTCACGAATGGCGGGCCCTTCTCTGCGACGAGCATCTCCGCCAGGTCAGTCAGTGCTACAGCCATGCCTCAGTCCTTCGGCGGTCCGCGGACGGCTCAGGCCGATTCCCTCACCCGCTGCCGTATCCGCTGATCCGCCTCTGCCTGCGTCTCGGCCGGCTTGCTCTCCCCCTCCGTCTTTCTGGGGTTGGTAGCCGACCCGACGCCTGGCGATTTTGGTTTCCCGACCAGGTATGGCTTGCTCTCGACGATCTGCTTGACGAGCTCATCGACTCCGGTGACGGCGCCGGTGTCGCCAACCGCCAGGCCTGCGAACTCCGGCATGGCCCGGGCGAGCACGAACGCATCATCCGGATCGACGATCCCTGCTTTGGCGGCGGCTGCGACGAAGCTGGTCCGCACGGTCAGATCGAGACGGGCAACGACTTCCTTCTCCCGCTCCACCTTCTCGTTCTCGTACAGCTCCTTGAAGCGCTTCTGCTCCTCGAGCTGCGTGCGCTCCGCGGCCTTGCGCTCGTCCTCCAGCGCTTTTGTCCGCTCCTCGGCCGCGGTGGCTCGCTTGCGGAGCCCGTCCATCTGCCCGCGCACGCCCGCGGTGTACTGGTCCTCGGTCAGCTCCAGCTCGCCGCCTTCCAGCAGTCGCTTGCGCTGGTCCTCGGTCAAAGGCACCTTGAAGCCGCCCGCCTGTATCCCCGGCGTCTTGGTTTCCGTCCCGGCTCCTTCGCCCTGACCGTCGCCACCAGCGTTGCCGCCATCACCGTCACCGCCGCCACCGGCCCCATCCCCACCCTCGCCTGCACCGGCTCCATCGCCGGCACCTGGGGCGAGCGCAAGGCCGAGGATCGGCAGCGCCATCAGCAGCACGTTCGTCAGCCAACTTGCATCCATACCTGATCTCCTCTCCGGGTTAACCGCCCCGTGGGCGTCTCAAGTGCATCGCCCTCGCCACCGGCGAGAGCGTGGCTTGCTCTTCAGTCCGTGCGCCTGCCAAACAAAAAGGCGGGCGCCGCTGGCAGTCCCCGGAGACCGGAAACTATCAGTGACGCCCGCCTCGTCTTCCTAACGTGAGCGGGTCAGTCTTCAGTTGTCGGCTAGACTATACCACGGATTCGATGCCTGTCAACCATCCCCGCGCCAGCGCGCCAGGGTCCGCTTGCGCCGACGACGCGCTCGACGCCACCTGCGCCCACCCCTCGGCGCCGCGAATGCCCGCCGCGCCTCGATCAGATCGCGAGTCCACTGCCGCTCGCACGGCTCCATGCCATCGGTCGAGAAATGCCGCGTCAGGCCGCGGGAGCGCAGGGCTGTGCGGACGAAGGACTTGTAGGTGGCGATGGCCATATTATCCCTGATCCTTCTCGCGCCGCGCTTTCCCCTCCCGCTTCGCATCCTCGGCGGTGTATGGTCTATCGGGATGCATCGGCTTGCCGAACACTTCCTTGACCCATGGTTCTTCGGTGCCGCTTGGTTTCCCGATCGGTAGATGCCTAACGCGCGTCTTTCTCATTCACCTCCGCCTTTCGTCTCCCGCTCTTTCCCCGCGCGGCCAATCCGCCCTTCCGTCCGTTCTTCCGCCGTTGCTCGGGCGTGATGGTCTCGACCGCCTTCAGCGCAAGCCCGCGCATATAGGAGCTACCCTTCGCGGCGTTCTTTGCCCCGCCGATCCTGCCGCCCCGGCGACCTATCTCCCGCATGTAATCACCGCCGCGCTTGTGGGCGAGTGTCCTGCCGGCGTCGGCGGCGTTCTCACCGCGTTTCATCAAGCTGCTCGCTCACGAGTCGTTTCAGTTCATCGCTCAACCCACCGACCTCTAGGGCCTCACGCAAGCGACGCCCCACGTCGTAGCGCGGCAAGCCTGCGAATCCGCCCTGATCATAGGTGAGTCGCAGTGGAGCTTCCTCGCGAGCATTGCGCTTGGCCTGTCGGCGTTGCGAGAGGGTCTGCCGGACGCGAATGAGAACTTGTAGGCCCGGTGTGGCGGGAATCTTCCCGCACATCGCTCTACTCACATCGGGGTGCATCGTGATTCTGGAGAGTTCCATTGGTGTCTCCTGCGGCGTTGGTTTCTGCCGCTTATTCATCCGCCTTAATAGTACCAGAGCGACAACCCCCTGTCAAGGGCCTAGAGGACCTGCTCTTGGGTCAGCGTGATGATGCGTCGCGCCCGGCCAAGGTCCGTCACTTCGTCCCGTACGGCATCTACGCGGAAGCGACCATTAGTGACAACCTCCGCCTGGTCCCATGGGGAGAAGATGTCTGCATGGATCCCCTGGGTTTCGCCGCGCACCTCGAAGATGACCTCCCGTCCTGTGTGCCGCCTGATGCTGCTGCCAGGATTGGTCCCCGCGGCAAAGTCAGCCGCCACCTCGCGCCGCGTGGTAAACGAGGTGGCTCCATGCACTTCATACGTCTCGCCCACCTTGAGCTTCATATAGTGTGGGTCCACAGCATTCACGCCCAGCCCGCGCCTCGCTACCATCTCCCCTCGGTAGATCGGTTCGGCCCGGACAGGACTTCTGCGAATGGCATCATTGATGGCCCTCGCCTGAACCTCCAGTGACTCCGTTGTGACCGCACCCTTGAGAGAATCGCCCATGAGAGATATGCCGCGAGCTGGGGTGACTGAATAATCGGCGCCCCTGGCGGCCATGAACTCAGACATATTACCTTTGCGAACGAGAGACGCGCTCGCGTCCCGCATGTCGCTATAATTGCCCTGAGTGAAGTCGGCCAGTCCATCCGCGACGGAGCGGAACGTTTCATCCCGTTGGTACAACGCCTCCAGTTTCCGAGGAACGAGCTGTCTGGCGGCTCTCTTTCCAGCCTCGGCCTCATCTGCCCGCGCGGCAGCAAGCCTCTCCCGGGGCGTCTCTCCCGGTCGCTTATCGGCCATTCGCTTTTCCCATGCCTCTTCTCTCGCGCTCACCGCTGCCCTCACGGGTTTCTGGCTCGCGGCGCTGGGCAGTTCATTCAAAGCGGCCTGCGCTCTCCGGCTGATGATTTCGCCCTTGCTCCCAG